TAGTACCTTGCTTTGGGAACCAGGAACTGTATCTGGTGGTGGTGGTGGATCTAGTCTGCAGTCTAGAACTACAGCACAAGGACAAACCAGTTCTGCTCTTAGCACTGGAGGAGCAGGAGACATCAATATCACAGCAGCAAAAACATTTGCTCTTCTCAAAGTTGAAACCTCTCATGCAGCATGGGTTACAATTTATACAGATGATACTTCCAGAACAAATGATTCTTCCAGAACAGAGATTCAGGATCCTGCTCCTGGATCTGGAGTTCTTGCTGAAGTCATTACTACTGGCGCGACAACACAAATTATAACCCCTGGGACATTCTGCTGGAACAACGATTCTACTCCTTCAACTACTACTTACTTGAAGGTAGTTAACAAGGATCCAGCAGCACAACAGATTACAGTAACTCTAACTTACGTACAACTAGAAAGCTGATACATGACTAAAGATACTAGTTGCCTAGGAAACTCTTCCGACACACATATGAGAGAGTATATTGTTACTCTCAAGGACCATAACGATAGTGATGGTTTCTATACTGATATGGAAACAGACGGTGGAAATATTACTATACCTGATAGAGCATGTGAATGCTGTAAGCGTAGAGAGATTAGTCGAAACACGCACTACCACTTGACTTATGATGAGGCGAGGCAAGTCTTAGATGATGATCGTGTGTTAGCAGTTGAGTTGACTCCACTCGAAAGAGGACTTAAACCAATTCCATTTTCATGGGAAATGTCTTCTACAACATTTGATAAGAGAGTTGCTTCTGATGCGAACGATGATAACTGGGGATTCGTAACATCATCTTGTCCAAATAAAATTACTGGGTGGGTTGGAAATATTGCGAGAGATATTATATCAGAATACTCTGGGAAGAATGTAGATGTTCTTATTGCTGATGATGGAGTTCCATATCCATCGACGTTAGAATATGCACAAAATCCAGATGGTACTGGTTACCCAAGACTCATTCAGTACAATTGGTTTCAACATAAAGCTACACCTGGAGTTTATGATTACAGTCTGACGGCTACTACTAATGAACCAAGACTTCAGGAACATGGTGCTCACACGATGGGAACGAGTGCTGGAAACACTCAAGGTTGGGCAAGAGATGCAAACATATATTTCATTTCTTTTTATGATACTGCCTTCATGGATTATGTTCGCGCATGGCATAATAGTAAACCAATCAATCCAGAAACAGGTATTAGAAATCCAACTGTGATGAATAACAGTTGGGGATATGGAACTACTTCTTTTAATAAACAATATGTTTCTGAAATTAGATATAGGGGAACAGTATATTCTCCAACTTCTGGAGATCCAACATCGGGAACTGCTGTTTGGGATCAAACATTAATTGATAACTTCTGGTGTACTGCGGGACTTACTCGGGTTGCTTCAGATGATACTGATTATACAGATGCAATTAATGATGGTATGATTATCGTTGCATCTGCTGGTAATTCTAATTCATATATGGATGTTCCTAGTGGGGTAGACTACGATAATTATTTTGATTACTGGAGCACTAGTGCGTCAACAACTTATCGTTCTTACCCCCATAGGGGAGTTTCTCCTTCTGCCGCATCAACTGTTATCTGTGTTGGTGCTGCTGGATCACATGATGAGGCACAAGGAGCTAGCATATATGATGCTACTAATGTAGAAGACAATTACTATAGAGCAGAGTTTAGTAACTTCGGTCCTAGGTGTGATGTCTGGGCAGCGGGTGCTGGTATCCAAAGTATTTGGAGGTCTACTGATAGTTTGTATGATGCTATCGCTGCTCCAGATGCAAGACTAACTGCATTGAGTCTTACCGATACACTTAACAACAACTTCAAAAAATGTCCTGGTACTAGTATGAGCGGACCACAGGTTTGTGGTCTTCTTGCTTGTCTTGCTGAAGCATATCCTAGAATGACTCAAGCAGACGCCAGAAACTTCTTTGCAAAGAAGAATGTTCAAACGATGGACACTACTCTTGGTGGTAGAACAGATCTATTTGACCTAGGAACATCAAAAAATACCGCCAGTGGAATTAATTATGCTGGACAATGGGGACATAGATATTCCGATCCATCTCTTGGGACTACATCACCATTCCCCGTTCCATATCCAGAATCTTATACTGCATTTAGACCAGACACTGGATCTGTGTATCCACGATCCAATAGATTGTTTAATAGAAATTCTTCTCCAACATACGCATTGAGTGTTGATAATAATACTGTTACTGCTAATGGATCTAACAGTGCTACAGTTACTTTAACGACAACTAATGTCCCAGATAATACTCAAGTACCCTACATTATTACCAGTAAGTACAAGGGAGCGGGAAGGTCATCTACAACTACAACTGATACTGGAGTTTATGTTGCTTCTGATTCATCGGGAACGTACTCAACAACAATTACTGGTACTGCTTTTGGTGATGGTGATGGATTTGGAACTGTTGGAACGGAAAGAAGCACCATAATTAATATGTCTGCTGCTAGTACAAATCCAACTTGGATAGCTGATCCAAATGGATTTTCTTGGCATGATTATCAGGGTCCATATGATCCAAATCTAGCACCTGCAGGAAACGTTAGCATAACTGTAACGGCACCTTCTAATGCTTATTTAATAAGTGGTAGTGATAGAGTTCAAACTCATACTACTGCTGTAGAACCAATGATCGTTGTTAACTATGGTGATACACTTGAGTTTACTATAAACTCTGGTACATCACACCCATTCTATGTTAAGTATACAACTGCGAATGGTGGAACTAATGATCAAGTAACAGCTGGTGTTACCAACCAAGGAGCAACTTCTGGAACTGTTGTTATCGATACAACTGCAGTTGTAGATAGTTCTGGTGGGTTGATTAACTCTACGTATGGGGAGTTAATTCTTTATTATCAATGCTCTGTGCATAGTGGAATGAAAGGAATAATAGTTATCAGGAATAGAACTTATCCAACCGCATTTAGCACTTCAATTGAAAACAATATGTATACAGGTTCTACTAGTGGAGATGATGGATTCTGGGTATTCGATCTTCCATGGTCATTCAATACTTTTGGAAATTCGCGAGACAAAGTATTCCTTTCTACAAATAGTTACATTACATTTGGTTCGGGATCTACTTCGTTCAATAGTTTTACTAGTATACCTTACGATAAAATACTTTTATCTTCAACTGACGGAAGAGCATCTTCTTGCTATCATATGATCAAGGGCACTTCACCTAATAGAGTTGCGTTCTTTGAATATTATGGGTACACAACTCCTTCAAGTGGTGGAAACCAAACGTATTATCAATTGGAATTCAAAGAAAACGATCCAAATAACATTTATCTTTCTGTTCTGATGAATGGAAACTACACCAGCACAACTACTTTTGATAGATATCCTTTCTATCAAGATGAAATTCTTGGTGGTACTGATATAACAGGAGTCTTTACAGTTAATAGTAATACAGCAACCCTGACCATCACACCTGACGCATCGTATACAAATCCTGATGATGGAGCGATGAATGTAAATGTGAGATTGGATATGTTTAACACACCCGAAGTAGATTTTAATGTTACGAGCTAAATAGTAGAGCCTTACTCTCTACACATGGCTGATACTAAACCAGCAGTAGAGAAGCAAGACGATGATGATAAAAGTGAAGTTCTTGGTAATCTGGTGAAAGTCGTTGTACTTATTTGGTCTGCTTCTCTCCTCACATTCTCTTACGTTAGACTTCCAAACGGTCAAAAAATTCTTGATTTTGATCCAACCTTTATCGCATCCGTCTTTTCTGGATCTTTAGCTGCCTTCGGACTGTCTCCTGCTAAAGCAGGTGGTGGAAGTGGAAAGGCTCAAGCAAAGAAAGAACCAGAAGTTCGTTCCGCTATTGAGCCAAAGAAAGATGCAAAAACTGATTAACGTCCTCGCAGTCCTGTCGTTCGTTGGAACGGCAGGCATCATTGGTAGTGGATACTATCTGTATACACAGAAAGATCCTATCATTGAAGGTCTAAAAGAAAAAGTAACTAAGGCTGCTGTGGAGGGCGTTACTAACGCTCTACCAGGGTTGTTAGACTCTTCTATGCCTGAGTTACCAACAACAACAGGTCCCGCGCTACCCTTACCATGAGCATAAAAGCACCAGAAAATGAGACAGACCAACCTGTAGTAGAAACTACTGAGAAGAAACCATCTGGATTCAAGATAATCGTCAGCACTGCTGGTGTATTGTTTGCAATCTCTCATCTTGGATTGCTTGGTTATCTAATCGATAGAAAAGCAGAACCAGAGGTTCCTCAAGTTCCTACTATCAATATCCCTCGTGGAGACTATTCTTCATACACTATTGAGGCAGGTCCACAGGGATATAAAATTCAGTATAAAGCAAACGACCCAGCAATCCTTGAGTCTGAGAGATCATTAGATCTTGATAAACACAAGAAAGGATTCCTTGGTGGTGGTACAGAAAAACGTATCGAATATCGTCGTGACCAATATACTATGGACGGCACCCGTAACATTGGAGGCACGGCAGGCACCACCGAGGGAAAGCAGAATGCCCAAAGCGCCGAGTGTATCGCGGCGGACGCTGGAGCACGATCTCAAGGTGCGATGGCGGGTAGTGCTATTGCCGCTGGCGTTGCTGTCCCAGCGGTCGCTAGCATCCCCTACGTGGGTTGGTTAGCAGGTGGTTGGGCACTACTCCTAGGGCAGAAAGCAGGTTCTTCCATTGGGTCTCAAGTAGGACAAGTATTTAATGATTGCTGATGAGTATTCCTGATATTAGACTCAACAATATCAATATTGATGATGTCTCTATAGATAATATTACTGTTCGTATTCCACCCCCAGCACCGATTTACAGGACACCAACTGTAACGGTGGATATTGGTGTGCCTATTGTTAATATGCCTGGATGTGTAGAGGCACATGAACAGAATACATCTAGAGAAAGGAGTGGGGTTATCTCTGATGATGATCCTAAGGGAGTGAAGACTTATTGTGATGCAGGCACACCATCTTTTAATCCAATGGATTATAATAAAGATGAGTTAGAAATGACTGGTGAGAGACCAGTTCCAGAGTTCAAAGGATCTCAACCAAAGAACGAAACACAACCCACTCCTCCAACTAAAGATATTCCTAAAGAGACCACACCAAAGATTGAATGTCCTACCCAGAAACAATTGTCGGAAGAACCTGTTGGGTTTATCTTCGATGGTGGTAGGAAAGAAGTTACTGGATACAAACTAGTCGGCAATCAATGTATTCGTGAGGTGCGTGATGTACCTATCATTGATCAAGTCATAAATGGATTACCCCCAACGGGGACCGTAATCACCACTGGGGGTATTGCTGTTGTTGCTACTACATCAGCTCTGCTTGCGAAACCTTTTGCAGATATACTTCTGAAAGTAATTAAACCTACAGTGAAGAAAGTCCTGAAGAAGGTTGCTGCAATCAG